CCAAACCAACATGCTACTATTGCTGGTGGGGGTAATGAAGATGAAATAGCAGGTGTAAGAAAATCCACAGTACGTTGGGTTCCCCAAACAGATGAATTTAGTTGGATATATTGGAGAATATCGGAATTAGCTAAAGAAGCAAATTCTATTTGGAATTTTGATTTACATTCAATGCCTGAATCGATCCAATATACAGAATATTTTGATAATGGAGGACATTATGATTGGCACCAAGATATTGGTCCTGGAGAATTAAGTATTAGAAAAGTATCAGTAACAATTCAACTATCAGATTCTAATGATTATGAAGGTGGAGATTTAGAATTATTAAGAGGAGCAACCCCTGAACAAACAATAAGAGGTAAAGGAGTTGCAGTATTATTTCCTTCATATATGCTTCATAGAGTAACTCCTATAACTAGGGGAACTAGAAGATCTTTAGTATTATGGTTAGGTGGTTCACATTTTAAATAAAAGTTTATGTTTGATTATGGAGATGTAGAAATTAAAGATCCATATTTTAAGGAATGTTTAGAAAGAGAATTTTTTAATGATTCCCAATATGAAAAATATGTTAGTGTTAAAGAAGGAGATGTAGTAGTAGATATAGGAGCAAGTATTGGTCCTTTTTTATATACTATTAAAGATAAAAATTTATCTAAAGTAATAGCAGTAGAACCTATGCCTTCTTACCATAAGTTATTACTCAAAAACTCAGGATTACCTAACTTAATTCTTTATAAAAATGCTATTGGATCTAAGGATAATGAAATTATAGATTTAGAATGGAGTAGTGAAAAAGAACAAGTTAAAACAATATCATTCCAAAGTATAGTTAATAATAACGATCTATCATATATCGATTTTCTTAAATTAGATTGTGAAGGAGGAGAATATGATATTTTTACTGAAGAAAATATTGATTATTTAAAAAATAATGTAGGTTATATTGTAGGTGAATTTCATCTTAATGATGAAAGAATGACCAATGAATTTAGAAAATTATATAAACTACTTAATAAATACAATTTTAATTTCCATATCGAATCCGTTGATGGATATGATAATACACAATGGTTTAAAGATGATTTAGAATATTCATCTAACCAAAAATCACAAGTTATACTTTATATAGATAATAGAAAAATGAAAAAATTATTATGTATCGCTCCTCATTTATCAACAGGAGGTTTACCTCAATACTTAACTAAAAAAGTAGAATTACTAAAAGATGAATATGAAATTCATTTAGTTGAATGGCAAGATGTTACTGGAGGAAGATTAGTAGTTACAAAAAACAAAATCCTTGCTTTAGTCCCAGATGATAGGTTTTATACTCTAGGAGAAGATAAAATGGAATTAATGGAATTAATTAACAAAATTAAACCAGATATTATCCATAGTGAGGAGATTCCTGAATTTTATATGCCTAATGATATAGCACAAAAATTATATGCTACTGATAGGTCTTATAAAATTGTAGAAACATCTCATGATTCATCCTTTGATGTAGAACAAAAACGTTTCTTCCCAGATAAATTTATGTTTGTGTCTCAATGGCAGATAGATCAATATAAAGATATTGATATACCTAAAGTATTAGTTGAATACCCTATTGAGTATATTCCACGTCCTGATAGAACAGAGGCATTACAAAAATTAGGGTTGGATCCAAATAAAAAACATATTTTACATATTGGATTATTTACATCTAGAAAAAATCAATCTGAATTTTTTGAATATGCCAAAATGTTACCTGAATATGAATTCCATAGTGTAGGAAATCAAGCAGATAACTTTAAATGGTATTGGGAACCTTTAATGCAAGATAAACCCGATAATTTAACATGGTGGAATGAAAGAACAGATGTTGATAATTTCTATCAATCAATGGATTTATTTTTATTTACATCTAGAGGTACAGCAAATGATAAAGAAACAATGCCCTTAGTTATTCGTGAGGCATTATCATATCAAATCCCTCAATTATTATATAATTTAGAAGTATACCAGAATTATTTTGATAGTTATGATTCTATTAATTACCTAAATTTTGATAGTTTAGAGGAAAATAAAAAACTTATCCAACAACATTTCCAAGAATCAGATTATATTGATCCTAGCAAAGAAGCATACGTTATATGCACATATCCAGTAACGGATGCTATTATTCAAACTACTAAAGATTGCATTAACTCATTAAAACGAGATGGTAGAAAAATTATAATTTCATCACATGCTCCTGTTCCTAAGGAATTACAAGAAATGGTTGATTATGTTTTTTATGATGCTAATAATATCTTAACAAAACATACTTACTACTCTAGTTTTAATTTCTATACAGATTTATATGATACTAATTTAAATTTAAAAGGTGAAGATAATGATATATACCATGGACCTGCTTGTTACACTAGTTTTAGAAACCCTGCTACATTTGCTAAAAATTTAGGTATTGAAAAGCTTCATTTTATTAATTATGATTATATTTTAAAAGATGAAGATTATATCAATTATATTTCTAAAATTCTAAATACTAAAGATACATTCTTTGGTGAATTTGAAGCCCAAGAAGGCAAATGTTATTATACATATTTCTTTAGCTCTAAACCAGAACCAATCTTAGAAAACACACCAGATATCCATTCAGCTAAAGAATATGATGATTTGATGTTTACTTGTGGATCTGAATCTAATGGTATTGAAAATATGTATTACCATTTATTTAAAGATTACCCAAATAATCACATTGAACCTAAAGAAAAATTCGAATCAGATGCTGAAAAATATTTTGATTTTGAAGATTATTCAATGGTAGAGTACTACAGTATTCTCCCAACAAATGTACCTGGTAGATTTTGTCCTTGGATTACTATTTCAAATGCTAAAGAAAGTAAATTAATCCATTATACTGTAGAAAGAAATGGTGAAATAATCATTGATAGAAATTTAGAAGTTACAGGTAAATACTATTTTTGGGATATGGTTCCTTACTCATTAGATGATAACACAGTAGTAAAATTCCATATTACCGATTTAAACACAGGTGACTTTATTAAAGAACACGTATTTAATTTAAATAAAGATTATTTTTTAAATAAAATGCCTAATAATGGTACATTTAATTGGAAAGGTGGTATTAAAGAATATGCTCGAAAACCTAAAATTAAATTAATGCATTTAGTTACGGAACCTGACACAAATGAAAAAGAAATTACTTCTATAGAAAGTGTTAAAGAATTTTGTGAGCTAACAGGTATTAAGTATGAACAACGTGTTAATGAAATTTATAAAAATACCCCACCTAAAAATAATTGTAATAGACCAGATGATGTCCAAGATAAACCTGGATATTATAAATTAGCTCCTGGGCATTATGGTTGTTTTTTAGCGCATAAAAACGCAATGTTGGCATCAGACAATGAAGAATATGATTATGTATTAATATTTGAAGGTGACGTTATTATAGATACACCAATAAGTGAATTATATAATAAATTAGTTGAATTTAACCAAACAGCTATTAAAACTGATATGGATATTATTGGGTTTGGTAATCCAACAGATAATAGAAATTTAAATGGTCCTAAAATAGATGAAATCCATACAGATGTAACTCCATTTGTACCTGCTCAATCGTATTTAATTACTAGAACTAAATTAAAAGGTATTAGAAAAAAATTAAATACATTACCTTGGGATGCTTTTGATTTATGGATATGTAATGTAGCTAAATTAAGAGTAGGAACAGCAGATAAAATCTACACAAAACACCTACCCGGATTTAGTATTATAGAACAAGAATTTAAAGGTATGGATGAAAATAGCCCTGAAATTTACGCAAAATGAGAATAGCACAAGTACATCCAGGATGTGGAATTCCTGTACCCCCTCCATCATGGGGAGCAATTGAAAAAATAGTATGGGAGTTTATATGTAATCAGAAAGAATTAGGTCATGAAGTTGATTTAAAATGGTCAGGTGATATTAAACCTGGTGAGTATGATATAGTACATTGTCATGTTGCTAATTTAGCTATTGAATTATCATCACGTGGTATTCCTTATATATATCAATTACATGATCATCATGCTTATCATTATGGTAAAGATTCATTTGTTTATAAACAAAATTTAAAAGCAATTGAGGGATCACTATTATCCTTAATGCCTGCTAAATTTTTAGTAGATTATTTTGCTAATGATAAATGTATTTATTTTGCCCATGGGGTAAATACTAAAGAGTTTTATCCTACAATTAAACGTCATCCATTAAATAATCCCAAATTATTGATGGTAGCTAATAATGGTTTAGCTGGTGATCCTTCATTTGATAGAAAAGGATTTACTTATGGTTTAGGGCTAGCAATGATGAATAACTTAGAAATTACTATAGCTGGACCTTCAGCTAATAAACAATTTTTTAATTCTCATTTATGGATGTTAAATTATCCTAAATTAAATTTGGTTTTTGATACTCCTAATAGTACATTACTAGAATTGTATCATGATCATGACATATTTGTTCATCCTACTATGTTAGAAGCAGGACATCCTAATTTAACAATGATTGAAGCAGCAGCTGCTGGTTTACCTATTATTGCTAATTGGGAATATGCTACTGATTTTCATGGGGCATGGAGAGCACCTCGTGATGTTTTTGAAATGGATAAAGGATTAAAAGATATTTTATCTAATTGGGAATCATATGTTGAGCAATCTATTAATACTGGTAGAGAATTATCATGGTATAATAGATCCAAAGAAATATTAAAATTATATAATTCAGTTATATGAAAAGAAATACCCGTTTAGTTAGTATTAAAAATACCCCTATGGTAATATATGAGGGCCCTGAATGTATATCAGATGATATAGTAAAATATAATAATTTTTGGGAATTTGAATTATTTGATTACTTTAAACATTGGTTCCCTAAAGAAGGATTAATGTTGGATATTGGAGCTAATATAGGAGCCCATTGTGTTCAATTTAAACATTATTTTCCTAATTTAAAGATATGGGCTTTTGAACCATTTTTTGAAAATTATAATATATTAAAAACTAATACTGATAGATATAATGATGTTCATTGTTTTAATTTAGGAGTAGGTAGTAATAATTCAATGGTTCATTTCGGAAACGAACAAGAACAAAACTCAGGTGTAATAAAAATAGTTCCTAAAAGTAATATTACTAATTTAGTTATTGCTTTAGATACAATTACATTCCCTGAACCTGTTAAATTTATTAAAATTGATGTAGAAGGACATGAATTATCTGCTTTTGAAGGAATGACAGATTTACTATTAAAATATAAACCTACAATATGGTTAGAAGATAATAGTAAAACAGCAGTCCCTTATTTAGAAAAATTAGGATATAAAATAATACAAAAACAAATATCAACAAACGATTATTTAATGATATGAAAGAAATATTGATAAAAGAATATAATAATCTTAAACAATTAAGTATCCCATTTAAAAAAGGAACAAATACACTTAAAGTTAATTTTATTAAAGGAGCATTTGCTGAAGTAATAGGACCTAATTCTGCAAATTATACTATTAATTTTTACGATCAAGATACAAACCAATTAAAATATTATTGTGATGTAACTAATAATATGTGGACTCGTTCTAATATTAAATATTTTATAAATTGGAAGATTGAAGTAGTAAATAAAGAAACTGGAGAAGTAGAATTAAAACATATATTTAATCCTAAAGGAAAACGTATCTACATTCATTTAGATTCTTCTGCTATTGGAGATACATTAGCTTGGTTCCCTCATATAGATGAATTTAGAAAAAAATGGAACTGTGAAGTAATTACATCTACATTTCATAATGAATGGTTTGAAAAAGAATACCCAGAATTAGAATTTGTAAAACCAGGAACTGAAGTGCAAAATTTATACGCAATGTATAGTATTGGATGGCATTATAATGAAGATAAAAAATATGATGATACAAAAATTCCCATTGATTTTAAACAACATCCTTTAGGTGAAACAACAACTTCTATATTAGGTTTAGATTATAAAGAAATAAAACCAAAAATTACAATACCTAATAAAGGAAAACAAATAGATGGAAAATATGTTGTTATAGCACCTCATGCTTCGGCACATGCCAAATATTGGATGTATCCTGGAGGATGGCAAATAGTAATTGATTACTTAAAAGATAATGGTTATAAAGTAGTTATGATTACTAAAGAACGTTTAGGTAATGATTGGCATGATTCTAAATTAGGAGGTACTTTAAAAGGTATAATTGATAAAACGGGTGATTATCCTATAGAAGATAGAATGGTAGATATTAAATATGCTGATGCTTTTATAGGTGTAGGTAGTGGTTTAAGTTGGTTAGCTTGGGCTACTGGAACCCCCGTTACTTTAATTTCAGGATTTAGTGAACCTTATAGTGAATTTTTAGACTGTGAACGTGTATTTAATTATGATGAGGATGTATGTACTGGATGTTTCAATAGAGAATGGCTTAACCCTGGAGATTGGGATTGGTGCCCAGATCAAAAAGATACCCCACGACAATTTGAGTGTAGCAAAACTATTACTCCTTCTCGTGTACTTGCATCGATTAATAGAACCCTTAATATTTATAACAAAAATTAAATTATGGCAGGATTAGACAATTCAAATATATCTACAGGTAATACTGTTGAAGCATCTGATATTCAACAATTATATACCGCATTAGGTACAGGTTCCCCTGGTACTATTGATGGTTTAGTTATAACCGGTAGTCTTAAAGGTGACGTTACGGGTGATTTAACAGGTAACGCAGATACAGCAACCACTTCTACTAATTCTAATTTTGGTAGAATATCTAATAATATAACAGCACCCACTTCTTACTCAGTTGTATTTGCTGATGCTCCTACGTCTCCAACATATAAACAATTATATGTAGATTCAGGCTCAGATGGCTCAGGTATGCATTATCAACCTTCAAATAATTTACTACAAGTTACCTCTTCATATGCTGTTACTGCATCTTACGCTTTAAACGGCGGTGGAGGGGGTGGAGGAAGTTCTCTAACATTCAGAGCAACACCAAATAGTGACCCCCTCACTCCAGGATCTAATGTAATAATGGTTCCTTTTGGAGGTATTTGGGACCCTATAACTACAGGGGGCACAGGTGTAAATATAGTGGCTATTTTTGGTAAAACCCCAACTCAATTTGGGGTAGATATATTAGTAACAGCTACCTGTTACGACCCAAATTTTGCATCTCCCGGAGTTGCTACAGCAATTGGAGTAACTTTAGATACTACAAACCCAGCCCAACCTTTGCTTAATTTTTACGATAGTACTGGGGCCCCATATAACAAAGAAGTTTCTTACCACGGATGGTTAGAAGCTTAAATTAACAATAAGTTTTATATATTTATACAATGGAACAACAGTTTTTAACCCCTGAAGAACTTACAGAAATTAAATCTTTAAATAAACAAAGAAATAAACTAACTGAATTATTTGGAAGTTTAGAATTTGACCTACAATTAATAAAAATAGAAAAATTAAAAGTAGTAGAAGAATTAAAAAATGTAAGTGAAGCTACAGATAAAATGGCTCTTAACCTACAAGAAAAGTATGGAGAAGGCAACGTTAATGTAGAAACAGGAGAGTTTATAAAACGATGATTTTTAAAACCTTTCTATATATTTATAACAAAATAAAATAATACAAAACAAAATGGCAGAAACATTAATATCTCCAGGAGTATTAGCAAGAGAAAACGATAATTCTTTTATCTCCGAAAGACCTATTAGAAACGCGGCAGCTATTGTTGGTCCAACAGTAAAAGGTCCAGTAGAAGTTCCAACCGTTGTTACTTCTTATAGTGATTATGAAAGTAGATTTGGAACTACTCTTACTAGTGGTAGTTTAGAATATTCTTATTTCACATCAATCGCTGCATTTAATTACTTTTCAAATGGTGGTGAGACACTTTTAGTATCAAGAGTAGCTAATACAGCTACTGATTATACTCCAGCAAGCTCATCAGCTGATTTATTTGGTAGTGGTACTTTAGCTGCAGTTAATGGAATTACATTCAAAACTTTCGGTGATGGTGTTATTTATAATAGTGACGGAGCTGAAGATGCTGAAGGTGCATTAGTAAGTGGATCTTCTGATAACTTAAGATGGGAAGTAACAAATTCAAATGTTGCCAATGGTACATTTGATCTTCTTGTTAGAAGAGGTGATGATAACACTGATAATAAGATTGTAGTTGAAGCATGGACGGGTTTATCATTAGATCCTTTAGCCTCTAACTTTGTTTCCAAAGTAATAGGTGATATGTATGAAACTTATGATTCAGTTAATAACCAAATTTCAGTTAACGGAAATTATAAATCAAACTCAAGATACATTTATGTAGCTTCAGTTACTGCTGGTTTCTTAACACCAAATTATTTTGATAATAATGGAGTTGCAAAAACAGCATATGCTGATATGATTCCAGTAAATGCTAGTGGTTCATTTGGAGCTGCAGAAGGTGATTTAATTAATGGAGTTAATTTTTACGAAAATATTACAGATACAAATACTCAAGGTTTAGTAGCTGCTGATTATACCAACATGATTAGCTTATTAGCTAACCAAGATGATTATAAATTCAATACATTATCAACCCCAGGTTTATTTAACTCAGGAACTAATTTAGCTACTCCAATTGCAAATGCAATTAATAATACTCAACAAAGAGGAGATAGTATTTTTGTAATGGATTTAGTTGATTATGGTTCAACAGTAACACAAGTAACTACTCAAGCAGCTGCTAGAAATACTTCATATGCTGCTTCGTACTGGCCTTGGTTACAAGTAATTGATCCAAATTCCGGTCAATTAGTATGGGTACCAGCATCAACAATGATCCCAGGAGTATATGCATTTAATGATTCAGTTTCTGAACCATGGTTTGCACCTGCAGGTATCAATAGAGGTGGTTTAGATCAAGTTGTTAGACCTGAAGTTAAATTAACCCAAGCACAACGTGATTCATTATACTCAGGAAAAACAAATCCAATTGCTTCATTCCCAGCAACAGGAGTAGTAGTATATGGTCAGAAAACATTACAAACTAAAGCTTCTGCTTTAGATAGAGTAAATGTTAGAAGATTATTAATTGCTTTGAAAAACTACATCTCAGATGTAGCTCAAAACTTAGTATTTGAACAAAACACAATTGCAACAAGAAATGCTTTTATAAGCCAAGTTAACCCGTACTTAGAAACAGTACAACAAAGACAAGGTTTATATGCATTTAAAGTGATTATGGATGAAAGTAACAACTCAGCAGACGTAATTGATAGAAATGAAATGATTGGTCAAATTTACCTCCAGCCTACTAAAACAGCTGAATTCATTTACCTAGATTTCAATATTTTACCAACTGGAGCTACTTTCCCTGCATAATTTTTTAAAAGTTAAATATTTATAATAAAATAAAATAAAATGGCGATATTAGATTCCAACGAAATTTTCTTCACAGCTTTCGAACCGAAAGTACAAAATAGGTTTATCATGTATGTTGATGGTATTCCTGCATATACTATTAAAGGTGTTTCATCTGTAGGATTTGCACAGGAAGAAATTAAATTAAACCACATCAACACTTATAGAAAAATCAAAGGTAAATTATCATGGAATGATGTTACAATGACTCTATTTGATCCGATTACTCCATCAGGAGCTCAAGCAGTAATGGAATGGGTAAGATTACACCATGAATCAGTTACTGGTAGAGATGGTTATTCTGATATGTATAAAAAAGATGTAACAATCAACGTATTAGGACCTGTAGGTGATATTGTTTCGGAATGGATCTTAAAAGGTGCATTTATTAAATCAGGCGAATTCGGAGAATACAACTGGGATAATGAAGCTGCTGCTCAAAATATGACAGTAGTATTAGGAATGGATTATTGCGTATTGAACTTCTAATAAAGAAATTCAAGATATTTTAAAGAGGAGCTTGGCTATGTCAAGCTCCTTTTGTATGTTAATATTTATCATAAGACAAAAGTTATTATTAAATAAAAATTTATGGAACAACAAGAAAAACCCAAATTCAAATTCCCAACAGAACACGTTGAATTACCTTCAAAAGGATTATTATATCCTGAAGGTCATCCTTTATCTTCTGGGACAGTAGAAATGAAATACATGACTGCTAAAGAAGAAGATATTTTGACTAATTTAAATTATGTTAAACAAGGTATTGTAATTGATAAATTACTCCAATCCTTAATAGTTACTAAATTTGATTATTCTGATTTACTTATAGGGGATAAAAATGCAATTATGGTCGCGGCCCGTGTATTAGGATATGGTAAAGATTATCCTTTTACTTATGAAGGGGAAGAAATAGTAGTTGACCTATCCGAATTAAACCCAGTTACTTTAGATGAAAATGCAATTATTAAAGGTGTAAATGAATTTGAATATGAATTACCATTCTCAAAAAATAAAATTACTTATAAAATATTAAACGGAAAAGATGAAAAAGCTATTGAAGCTGAAATTAAAGGTTTAAAACGCATTAATAAAAATGTGTCTGCTGACATATCTACCCGTTTGAAACATCAAATTATTTCAGTTGATGGGGATGCCGATAAAAAAACAATACGTGAATTTGTAGACGGTTATATGCTAGCTAGAGATTCAGCTTCATTTAGACAACATTTGAAATTAACCCAACCAGATATTCAAATGACCTTTCTTTATGATGGCAAAAACGGCGAGGAGGAGGTCGCAGTACCCATTGAGGTACAGTTTTTTTGGCCTGACTCAAGAGTATAGGTTTAACCTTTTCAAACAAATCCACGAGATAATCTATTATGGACAAGGATATGATTATGACACGGTATATAATATGCCTTTGTGGTTAAGAAATATTACTTTTAAATTTATTCAAGACTCAATTAATCAAAAAGCTGAAGCTGAAAAAAAAGCATATGAAGGATCTGGAGGTGGAGGTAATACAAATTTAGATTGGGCTAATCCTGATAGAAGTAAATTAAAATAAATATATAAAGGGGTATCAAATTTTTGGTGCCCCTTCATATTTATAACATATATCCAATAACTAATGGCTAGTAAAGAAGAAATACAAAAGAAAAATATTGAAGAAGCAAATGCTGCTTTAGGGGAACAACTTAATATAGCCTCTAGCCTGTCCGATGTAATGAAAGATATAGTATCTTCTAGTACACGAAGAACAGAATTAGATAAGGCTTCTTTAGGTTTAGTACGTGAATCATCCGCTATGGTTCAAAAAGTAAATTCTGAGTATGAAAATTTAAACCAGGTACAAAAAGATATAACAAAACAAGAAAAACTCCAAGAAAAAATAAAAAAACAAATATTAGCTATTAATGGTAATCTTAATGAAACTGAAAAGAAATCAATAGATAATTATAAAAAAACATCAGAAGGACTATCAAAAGCTAATAGTTTAGTTAAATCTTTAACTGATAAACAAAAACAAGGTTTAAATATTACTAATGACCAAGTTAAAAGAGCTAAAGATTTAGCAGCAAGAAAAGAAGAAGAATTAGGAATAGCAGGGCAGCAATTAAGTAATCAAGCCGAACAAGTAGTTGTCTTGGAACAATCAGCTATAGAAAACGAAAAAATAGCAGCCCATCTAAGTGAACAAGAACGACGCCAGACAAATTTAGTTAAATCTGGGGGGCTTATAGGGGATGCATTATCAGGAGCAGCAACTATTTTCAATAAAATGGGAATGAGTAAAGTTGGTTCTGTATTTGGAGATGCTTCTAAAAGAGTTAAAGAAATGACTTATGCTGCTACTAATGGTGGAAAAAAAGTCATAGGTGGGTTTGCAAAAATGAGAATAGCAGCTAAAGGATTTGGAATGGCTTTAAAAACTGCATTAGGTCCAATAGCTCTTATTAGTATGGCTGTATCTGCATTCCAAAAAATGAAAGAAAAAGCCAAAAAATCAGCAGATGCAATAATGGGTATTGAACAAGCTTCTGCTGATATGGGTAGAGAGTTAGGCCTTTCAGCTTCCAAGACTGCAGAAGTAGCAAGTCAAGCAAATAAAGCAGCTGCGGGTATGGGTATGACAAGGAAAGAAGCAGCAGCAGCTGCTGGTTCTATATACAGCTCAATGGATGGTGCTGAAAAAATGACTGACAAAACCATGAGATCATTCATGAAATTGCAGAAATTTGCAAAAATGTCAGGAGAAGATTTAAAAGCAATAAAAAATCTATCTAAATTAAGTGGACAAGAAGCAGGAAAAACTGCTGATGAAATGGCAAAACAAGCCCAAATATCCATTAAAAACCTAAAACTTAATACCAGCATGAAATCTCTCATGCAAGCAGTAGGAAAAGTTTCTAGCAATGTTAAGTTAGCAATGGGAGGATCAGCTAAAGGTATTACAGCAGCAGTAGCTCAAGCTAAAAAATTAGGTTTAGAAATGTCTCAAGTAGAAGGAATTGCTTCATCTTTACTTAATATAGAAGATTCTTTACAAGCTGAAATGGAAGCTGAGTTATTAACAGGTAAAGAATTAAACCTTGAAAAAGCAAGGGCAGCAGCATTGAATGGTGATAATGTTGCTTTAATGGATGCATTAGCTGAACAAGGTATTACTCAAGCCGATTATTCTGCAATGAATGTCATACAACAAGAAGCATTAGCTAAATCTTTAGGTATGAATAGAGGTCAAATGGCTGATATGCTTGTTACACAAAAAGAATCTACCGCAGAAAATACAGACATGGTAGATATGCAGAAACAAGGTATAGAGGCTATGACTGGTTTAGTTACAGCAATGGAACGAAAAAATAAAATGGAAGAAGATTCACTA